GATTCTGACAATCCTTATGATGCTGCACTTAAATATTCTCAAGCACTTACTGTCTTAGCAGATCAGCAAGTTGGTGCAGATGAAGTTAAGGCATTAGCAGAAGCCTGGAATATAACTCCAGATGCAGTTGCTGCATATCTACTTGAAGTTGGAAAGCCATTTACCTTAACAGATGATGCAAAACTTATATTATCTGCAGATATGGTCAGTAAAATTGCTGGGCAATGGGATGCAGCAAGATTGGCTTTGATAGCCTATCTAAATGCAGCAAAAGGATTTACCTTCCCTAATCCAAGTGGCACACCAAATGCTGGTAGTCCAAGCATAACAGGATGCCCTGCTGGAACCACAATGGTTAATGGAAAGTGTACACCAATAACTACTCCTAAACCTAACGATTCTTCAGGAACAACTTCATCAACAGCAGCCTCTTCAGCAGCAGCAGCAATAACATATGCTGTAGCAAAGGCTACAGGAGATATGAATGCAGCAGCCATAGCAGCAGCAGGAGTTCGTCCAAGTGATCTTGCATTGGGTGAAAGCGGAGCAATAGGAGCAGCATCAATAGCAAGACAACTTGCAGATGCAGAGAATCAAGTAAGAATAGCATCATCATTAGCAGCGTTTAAGGCTAAGGAGGCAGCAGATTTAGCAGCATCTCAAGCAGCAGCAAGAACGATGGACTATGATGAAAAATTTAGATTTAGATCATTTAGTGCACCTACTGCAGACGCACCACCAGCACCTTCACCAACACCTAAGACAAGTGATTTAAAAATAACTATTGATGCAACAGGAGACGAATTATCTACTGCGATTAGAAACAGCCTCTTGTTCTCACAGTCTAATGGTAGCCAAATAACATTGCAGGCAGTTTAAAATGAGTCAGCCAACAATAAAAGTAGAAATTGACTTCTCAAGTGGACCATCGTTTGGGTTCCCGTTTATTTTGGACAGTGGCTCTTTTGGTATTTTGGATACAAATGTTTTAGCAGATAGTCCCTTAGATCTTGTAGATATTACTCCTCAAGTTAGAAGAGTAACTACTCGTAGAGGTCGTAACAGACTACTTTCCCAGTTTGAGGCTGGAACTGCAACAGTAATACTAAATGATCCTAATTCTGACTTTAACCCTCAGAATACAGCATCACCATATTATGGTAAATTGTTTCCTTTGCGTAAGATAAGAATCTATGCAGACACAATACTTGCTGGACGCACTGTTCAGGTTACTATATTTTCAGGATACATCAGTTCATTTGATACCTCATTTTATTCAGGCACTACAGAAAATGCTACAGTTACACTACAATGTGTAGATGCATTCCGCCTATTCTCAAATGTTTCTACTGAAATACCTCCAATTCCAGGAGCCACATCAGGTCAATTATCTGGAGCAAGAGTAGAAACTTTGTTAAACTTTGGAGATTTTCCTGACTCTATGATAAATGCAAGTGTTGGACAATCTCAAATGCAAGCAGATCCAGGTGGAAATAGGTCTCTCTTACAAGCAATTCAGACAATAGAACAGTCAGAATTTGGTGCTTTCTTTATGGGTAGAAATGGTCAAGCACAGTTTTTAGACAGAGAACAGATTTCTAAGTTAGCAGATATAATTTCAGGTGAATTTTCAGATCTTAATCCTTTACCTGCAGGTCAATTTCCTTATTCTCAAGTTGACTTTGCCTATGATGATCAACAAATTCTAAATGATGTTGCAGTTCAAGCATTGGGTGGGCCAGTATATATTGCAACTGATGCAGACAGTATTCTTAAATATTCTTATAAATCAGCAAATAGAAATGATCTTCTTATGTTAAACACATCAGAAGCAGAAGATCAAGCAAAAATGATTGTTGCTACTCGTAAGAATGCTGACATTAGAATTGACTCCATGCAATTAAACATGAACTCTGCTATTAATGAAAATAATATTTTGCTACAGTTATCAATGGATATTTATTTTACAATTAACATTACAAAAACAATGCCTGGTGGATCTTTTATTACAAAAGAAGTTTTTGTTCAAGGAGTTACTCACGATGTTACTCCAGAGCAATGGAATACAACAGTCTACACTGCAGAACCTATTATTCAAGCATTTATCCTGGATTCGCCAACTCAGGGTATACTTGATACTAACGCTTTATCATACTAACATAAGGAGAAGAATATGCCTACAGGCAGTCCAAACGCTGGGTACAAGACCTTCAATACAGGCGATGTATTAACAGCAGCACAGGTCCAGTACTACCTGCAAAATCAGTCAATCATGTACTTTGCTAATGCTGCAGCAAGAGACGCTGCCCTGACAGCACCTATTCGTCAAGAAGGTATGTTTGCCTATCTTGCTGATACAAACGCTACTACATTTTATGACGGTACAACATGGCAAGGATTTGGTACTGGAGACATTACTGGTCTAACTGCAGGTACTGGAATTACTATTACTTCAGCAACAGGACCTGTTCCAACCATTTCTGTATCAACAAATGCAACACTAACATCACCAAAGGAAACAGTTGAAATTGTTCCTGCTGGATCAACAGGTACTATTAATATTGATACTTTAACAGCATCTGTTGAATACTATACTGGTGCTGCTACAGCCAACTGGACATTAAATGTTCGTGGAAGTGGTGCAGCAACCCTTGACTCAACAATGGCAGTTGGAGAACAAATCTCTGTTGTTTATCTTAATACAAACACTGGAACAGCATACTATCCAACAGCATTTACTATTGACGGTACAGCAGTTGGAGTAACTCTAAAGTGGTTAGGTGGAACTGCACCTTCTTCAGGAAATATTAACGCAATAGATGCATATGTTTATACAATTATAAAGACTGCAGCATCAACATATACAGTTCTTGCATCACAAAACAGATTTGCATAATAATAACTAAGGAGAAAAAGTGAGTCCATTATTTCGTAACCCCAGTGGTATTGGTGTGACATTAAGACTTGTTACGCCTCCAACCCCTCCTCCTATTATTGCGACTCCTCCTCCTATTATCGCTACTCCACCACCAATTATCGCTACACCACCACCTATCATAGCAACGCCACCACCTATCATTGCTACGCCTCCCCCAATTATTGCTACGCCTCCACCTATCATCGCAACGCCTCCACCTATCATTGCGACACCACCTCCAATCATTGCAATCATTGCAACACCTCCACCAATCATTGCAACTCCTCCACCAATTATAGCGACCCCACCTCCTATAATTGCTACACCTCCTCCAATAATTGCAACACCTCCGCCAATTATTGCGACACCACCACCTATTATCGCAACTCCTCCACCTATCATTGCGATCATAGCATTACCGTATGAATGTGGTAATGGTTATACGCCTTGTCCAATTGGATTTGGAGATTGTGACAATCCGTGTGGGTTCTAAATATAAAAGTGGCAGCCTATGTGCGGGGCATAGGTTGCTACAATATAGTTTCAATGATACAATTAAGTAAATTTAAGGAGAGATAATGTACGCTTGCGTAGTAAAAAATGAATACGGAACTTGGGATATTTATCGTGTTCTTAATTACACAATTCCTCAAGAAAAAGAGCAGATATTGATAGATGCTGTTGCAAGTGGTCTTCCAATTGTTCCAATGAACCTTACTGAGTACAGGGATGCTGCCGCAACAGGTGCAACTTGGACTGGCACAGAATGGGTTGGCGGACATAAGGTTAAGTTTCCTGATGAATATGAATGGGATGCAACAGAAATTTATTCTTATGTTTGCAACAATCAAATTATTATGTCAGTGCTTTGTATGCAACCTAATCATAAAGAGCAGTATGCAGCAATTTTTAGTGAAGAAACAACAATTGTAGATATTCCAGATGATCAACCTTTTAAGGTTGGCGATATTTGGGATGGCGAGAATATTATTCAGCAGTAAAAACAGAAATCAAAGGGGAAACATGTCAAAATGGCAAGAATGGAAAAAGGCTCAAGGAGAAACAAGACCTTGGCACTTATTAGATAAAGAAAAAATAATAACAGATCACAAAATAATTGAAGATAGATTAGCCATCTGTGCTGAATGTCCCTTTCTAATTAAAGCAACAAGCCAATGCAAGAAATGTGGCTGTTTTATGAATCTTAAAACAAAACTTACAACGGCTCAATGTCCAATAGGAAAGTGGTAAGATGTTTAATGCACATGTGATAGAAAACTTTGTATCAAAAGAAGACTGTCAGTATTTAATTAATGCTGCAGTTGCTTCAGATCTATGGCAAACTGCTGGACACGAGTTTTGGGATAACCGTACAATTAACTATACTAATATGCTGGTCTTTGATAAGAAGGCTGCTGATATTATGATGGATGCTCTTATTCGTTGTAAAGAAGAAATTAAACAAGCATATGGGTTAGATGAGATTTATCCTGACCTTCTTCAGGTAATCCGTTGGTTTCCTGGCATGAGTCAAACACCACACTCAGATGATATGAGCCATACAGATATAACTGGCCATGAGCATAGAGCGTTTGGTTCTGTTCTTTACCTCAATGATGACTATGAAGGTGGACACACTTACTACCCAAACTTCAACTTTGATATAACTCCAAAGGTTGGTGCACTGGCATTTCATCCAGCAGATGTAGAGCATCTTCATGGAGTGACAGAGGTTAAAGAATCAGTAAGGTACACAATTGCTTCATTTTGGACAAAACAACAAAATATGGAAATGAAATACGGAGGGGAATTGAGATGAAAGAATTAGCACCAGGCATAGTAATATTTGAAGATGTATTTCCTGATTCAATGGAATACCTTAAGAAAATAGAAGAATCAGACTCATCCTGGATACCTGCAGGAGTATTGCTTACAAACGAACCAGGAAACAAAGTTGGCACAGACTACAAGAGCAGAGATACAGACTTGGTTATTCTTCCTGAACATGGAGATACTGCTGATAACCCTTTGTCTAACTTCACAAGAGCATTTTATGAAAGCATGAAGCCTTGTTTAGATAAATACATTAACGCCTACGGTGCAGTAATAGAACACATTCAGGCTCCCCAACTTTTGCGGTATGGAAAAGAACAGAAGTTTCATGACCATGTAGACGATCATCCACTATTTACAAGAAGAATATCAATGACTTACTACCTAAATGACGATTATGAGGGTGGAGATGTAGAGTTTAGCAAGTATGGGTTAAGGTTTAAGGCAAAGAAGAACGACCTTTTAATCTTTCCTTCAAACTTTATGTATAACCATGCCGTTCATCCAGTAACAGATGGCCTAAGATATGTGGTGGTTCAATGGACACGATAAACAGAGAAGTTGGATTAATTAAGAATGTCTTAAGTCCTTATGACTTTGACAGACTTCGTATGCATTTTAAGAATAATCCTATTTTAGATTCTATGGGCACAGACGAGTTTGGCAGAAAATTGCTGGGAGACAAAGCAGAGCCAATACTACAAGAATTTAGTGAACTACTATTACCAAAGGTAAGAGAATACTTTAACACAAATACCTGCGTTACATCATATTCACTGTTTGCAGAATATTCTGATGAAACTATCAGTTTAGAAAAGCACAAAGATGTGAACGCCTGTACATATACACTTGATTTGGTTCTCTATCAAGGAGATCCATGGGCACTTTACATAGAAGGAAAGCCTTATATAGCCAAGCCAAATGAGGCAATTTTATTCATGGGTGAGGAATACGAGCATTGGAGAGAAACTCTCTATAACAATACTGGTAAAATAGGAGTAGTCTTTTTCCATTATGTAGAGCCAGATCATTGGTTTATAACTGAACCTAAAGAAAAGCACGATGAGATTAGACAACAGATGGCTATTGAGAGGAACTTAAAATGAAATTAGAAAAGCACTGTGATGGAAAAGTTTTAATATTTGAAGACTTTTTAACACCAGAAGAGGTTAATTTGTTAGACTCATTTATGAGGAACTTTAACTATGACGGATTACAGGAACACGAATTTAAGTATTGGGGCAAGCGTTTAATCAACAATCATCAGATGAAGTTAAATCCAGGATATGAAAATATTATGGACGATGTAATGCCTACTCTAAGCCTTATTCAACAGAGAGTTAAAGATGTTCTTAATGAGCATGATCACGAAGCAGACTGGGCTCCCTCTGAACATAATTTAATTAAAATGTTTGATGGAGCAAGCGATTCATTTTACAATGGAAACACTGAATTAGAAATGTTTGTCCATATAGATAATCAAGGACACATGGAAAGCCCAATTATGTGGGGCAGCGTTATTTATCTCAATGATGACTACGAAGGTGGAGAAATCTACTATCCAGATTATGATTATTGGTATAAGCCAAAAGCAGGATCTATGGCTATGCATGAAGGAAATACTCGTCATGGAGTTAAAAAAGTAATTTCAGGTGAGCGTTTTTGTGCAGCATCATTAGTTACAATTAGAGGCAACTGGAACGAAAACCCATTGCCAACAAGAACTGACAACCCAGAAAATCCTTATCATTATCCACCAGGATATTGGGGCAATCGTTATAAACTTGATCCCATTCAAGGGGAAGTTAAGAACCTTAGAAGCGATGGCTCAGTAGCAGCATTTAATCCAGACCCAGAATTGGGAAGGGCAGACGGTAATGCCTAATATTATTCACATAGATAAAGATTCTATTACTCAACAACACATTCTGGATGCTAAAGAAAATCTTGACCTTCTCTACATTCCAAACATAATTCCTTCAACAACTGGTTGGCACGAGTTTATTTATCATTGTGACTATACAGTTAAGCGTCCAGAAATTACACTGCCAAGCCCAGTAAAGGTTATTGGTTCTTTACAGATTTGGGATGACCTATTTGTTGCAGGGTATCGTGTTGAAAAAGGAGATTGTTTTAGCCAGTTACCAGAGGTATTTGCAAAGACAACAGAATTATTTGGAAGAGAGCCAAACAGTGGCTGCACACTTATTAACTTTGTTGGACAGCAAAATACAATTCCAATTCACACAGACTCAAGAGATTCATTCTTGTGGCAGGCAATAGGCTCTGTGGAGTGGAGAATTTTTGAGACAACTGAAGAAGATTCTCCGTATCAAAGTTTAGGAGTACATGCTGGAGATATGTTATTTGTACCTTCTGGACTTATTCACACAGTGTTTTGTGAAAATCCAAGAGCAGGAATATCAATCTTCTACGATAAACAAGTTGAGTAAAAATGATCAGACTTGTTCAGTTAGATCCTAACGGATTATGTAACCTTGGCTGCTGGTTTTGCCCTGTAGCCTATGAAGAAAATCCAGTCATTGGCAGAAACACAATGTCTATTGACACTATTAGGTCTGTTATTGAACAATTAAAGGCTGGTGTTGGAGATTTTGTAGATCCAAACTTCTCTTTTATTTACACAGCACACTACAACGAAGTCTTGCTTTACAAGCACTTCCAGGAGATGCTTGATTTGTTTAGAGAACATGGAATCAAAACAATGGTTCTAACGAATGGTTCTCCATTAACAAAAGACAAAATGGACATTATCAAAGAATACAGCGATGTAGTTGATTTGATCCATTTCAATACACCTTCTGCAGATGCTGCAACTTGGGCAAAAATGACGGGGAAGCCTGAAAAGATGCACCAAAGAGTAATGGATAACATAAGATACGCCATAGACAACTTTCCAAACGATAGAGTTACAATGCAGGTAAATGGAATTAATGAAACATCTCTTGGCTACATGGAGTTATTACCAAATGCACCAGAGATTGACTTAGACGACAATACTGGT